CGCCCAGGGAGTCGGGCTGGCTCCACGTCATGCCCCCGTCGGCCGAGGTCACGAACTCGATCCTCGGTTCGTGCCTGGGTGGGTACCGGCCGTAGAAGTCGTAGAGCCGGTGGGTCGTGGGGTCGACGACGAGGACGTTGCCGACCGCGGGAGTGCCGCTAACGGCGATGCCGTTGACCTTGGCGACGGTCGGATTGGGGTAGGTCCCCGACAGGTCCCCGCCCGCCGTGGCGCCGGTCTGCATCGCCTCGGAGGCCACTTCGGCGATGGCCGCCTGCACGTTGGTCGCGGCGACGGTGCCGGTCGGCGTGAAGGGCGTAACGGTGGCCGTCTGCGCGGGGTGCTGGTGGTCGCAGGTGGCATAGCAGCCGTCGGTGGTGGTGCCGACTGATCCGGTGGTATCGGTGGATGCCGGCGGCGGTGGGGCGCCGGAACACTGCTGCACGGTGCCGTCGTCGAAGGCGACACCGTAGATAGTGTCGGCCGGCTCCGAGATGAGGAACTTCACGCCGCTGGACGGGTAGGTGCCCGTCCCTGAGTTGATGGTGGTCGCCGGCGTCCAGACGATGGTGTGATACGTCCAGCCCGACTCGACAGCGGCGACGGTCAGCGTGGCCTTGTCGGCGGTGAACACCGGCGGCGCGGCGCCATCGGCAGACCCCACCGTGAAGGTAACGGGCGCTACATCGACCTTCGACCAGAAGCCGATGGTGTACTCGACCCCGGCGGTCCATGTCCCGCTGAAGTTGTAGAACGCCCAGGGGTTGGAGGCGCTGTGGAAGTACAGATACGTGGCGCCGCCGTGCGGCCCCGGTGGTATGGCAAACGTAGGGTTGGAATCGGCACCGCCCTGGTTCCAGTGCGTAGTGGTCTCGCCGTCGAAGCCCGACGGTGCCAGGGTGGCCGTCACGTCCGTACAGCCGCCTGCCGGTGGCTTCGGTGACGTGGCTGCTGGCTGGGCTGCGCCGCGCGCATACGGGGCACGCACCAGCGCGCGGTCAAGCTGCAGGTGCGCCCAGTAGTAGCCGTCATTGCGCGGCTCCCATTGGATCTGAGCGATGCGCCGCGTCTGCCAGGTGTTGAGGTACTGCCCGCCCAGCGCGGCGGCAGCGCGAATCTGGATCGACATGCCGGCTGCCAGCAGCTGCGTCTTGTCGGCTGGCACCGCCACCGAGGGTCGATGAGTGACGCGCGTCGTGCGTCGATAAGCCAGGATCGCCGCCGCGCGCTGCGCTGCCTGCGCGGCGGTCACCGAGTCCGCGTCGGAATAGGCTTCCACCCAGTAGTCGTAGACCGAGACATCCGAGGCGTTCTGCACGAACGTGCTGGTGCCAGTGCCGTAGGTGCTGACCAGCCCTGACAGCTGCTGCTGCGAGTCGTAGGTTGTGGCGCGGCCCTGCATCCAACGCACGGCGAACACTGGGGCAACAGCCGCCTCATCGACCAGCGTCGAGTTGTCGGTGATCTTGCAGGTCGAGGCGTAGGTCGTGTAGTCGGTCTCGATGGTGTAGTGCAGGCATAGATGCGACCCGCCGGTATGGTCGATGACCACGCCGTAAACCTTTCCGGCGGTGGTCGCGCAGTCGTCGATGACATCCTGCGGCTGAGTGCCGGCGGGGTAGGTCTTGGCCGGCATGGTCACCGTGTTGGTGTTGGGCATCAGGTGTGTCGAGGAGGCAGTGATGACCGTTGAGGGTCGCGGTGAGCCGTTGAGGGTGTATGCCTGCAGGGCCACGATGCGGGCATAATCGGACTCCGCCGGACGCACCCAGTCGGCGGTGAAGGCCATGCCACGCGAGTCCATGTTGGCGTCGTCGACGCGAAGGTCGAACTCGACCTGGTTGCCGCCGCGCGGCACGCCACCGCCCGGAGTCTCCCCCGCCACGACGTCAGGATCCTCCGGGCCAGCTCGGTCCGGGAGACCGAGCCTTTCGGAGTGAGCGACCAGCCGCGGTTCCTGAACCAGGTGCTGGAAGTGGAGTGGGCGGGCAGCCCGCAGGGGCTGCTCAGGGCCACCAGAGGCCGTCGAGGCCGAGGTCGCTCGGGGGAGGCCCCCAGCCGATCGGCGTCTCGATGGCGCCGACACGGCCGGTCGCGCGGCCGATGATC